CGAACACTTACGGGGCTCGCTTATTGCTAATGACCTTACTGACAAACACTCCACTTGTCAAGCGTGCCACACTTGACGATAATAGATGTCATGACTGACACACAGCACCGATTACTCGAAGACGTACGGGCGGCCGACGCCAACATGTCGACCGTCCACGCTCAAGCGTTGGCAAACGTCGCTCGTGTCACCGCTGAGGCGCGTCAGGCTCGTGCTGCGGCGATCCGGGCGGCAGACGACGCCGGCATCGACCGCGCCTTGATCGCCGAAGCCGCAGGCCTCACGTGGCCCATGTCCCGCCAGCGCTGGTCACAGCTCCGCAACGGGTAAAAAGTTGTTACGCCGCGACAAGACGCTCGGCGAGCCAGCTACGCAACTCGTCAGCCACGTTCGACATTTCATGTTGCAGGAGTGGCCACTGCTCAAGCGCCTGCTCAACTAGGTCGGGGCTGACATTCCCGCGCCCGTCCAGGAAGCATTGAAGAGCATCAATGCCCGCGAGCTCCCATTCGCCAGCCCAGAGCTCGGATCGGATAGCGTCGTCGATTGTTATACTACCCAAAGGGCGTATGACCCTTGGTGCCCGGATGTCCACACCAACTTGCGCGATGATCGCGTAGGCCAACGCCTTGTCTCGATCGTCAGCTTCCTGGTCGTACATGACAGCCATTCTACTACTCATTCGGGTAAGCGCCGCTGATGAACCATCCGCTGCCGCCGCGAACGGCGTCCACAACAATCTCTTGCCCGTTGACTACCAGCCGCCATTGCTTTTTCGATTTGCCATCGAGATGGAGCGTGCCTTTGGTGATGGTGTCGAAGATCGCGTTACCGATGTCGGTGTCCGGCAGAAACCTGGGCTTGCCGACTGTAGACCTCGGGCCATGTTGATCAATGACATGTTGCCATTTGTTGGCTGAGATCGGGTCCAGCCAGTCTGGCCAGTCCGCTGACCCGCCCAGAAGAATCGATGGCACGGGCGGTAGTTTACCGCCGCCACCGCCCGACCCGGTTTGCGTCCCCGATTTAAGTTTCGGCTTGTAATGGCTGGCGTTCTCCGGCGTGCCTTTCCGCATCCTGGCCAGATCGCCCCCGGCGGCCTCGTATTGCCGAAGGTACGGCTTGTAGTCGTAGCCGCCGATCGAGCCGGGCCCCCATTGCGGGACCGGCACGCAGTGGCAGTTGCCCCGGTGGAAACTCGTCCAGTTGTCGCCCGCCGTACCCGCCGTGTAGTAGACGTAGCCGCGTGAGGCCAACATGCGGCAGAACGCGCACGGCGCCGGCCCGCACGGAACCCTCGCGTAGCGCGGCTTCGCCGGATCGTGGCGCACCGACTCGTCGATCGTCCGCCGGGCGGCTTGCTTGACAAGCCTGTCGAGCGCCATGTCGAGGTAGGTGAGTGTGCCGTCAGGGTTCTGTCTCCACAGGCCCTGGTTGGCGGCGTAGTGGGCGATCTTGGCGATCTGGCCGGGCGGCGGGCCTTCCTGCGCGAGCGCCGTGAACCGGCCGGCGACACCGGCTTCGCCGCGCAGATCGTCGTACCAGTCGGCGGCGACCGCCGCGCCGATCGCCCCGTGCCGGTCGGTGAGCGCTTGTGTCGCGGCGGCGAGCACCCGCTCGGCCTCCTTGTAGTCGGAAAGGTCGAGGCGGCCCCAGACGGTGTCGAGATCGGCGCGGGCCCGGCGGACAAGCTCATCGAGGCCGGCAGCAAACCGGCGGGCGTCGTCGATGTCCGGCATGTCACCTACACCGCCGCCGGCTCGATACCGGCAGGCGGCGCGGCGGCTGCGGCGAGCAACTGGTCGAGCGCCGTCTGCCCCTGGCCACGCTGCTTGTCAGCCATCAGCCGCATGATCTGCGCGTCATCGAAACCGAAACCCGAAAGCGTCACCTCCGAGCCGCCGGCCCAGGGGACCGCGTTGACGAACTTCGACATCGCGTCAGCAGCCGACACAACAGACGGTGTCGCCGGATTCAGCCATTTGACCCGCATACCGCGCAACTCCTCCGGCGGCCGGTCAAGATGCTTGTGAAGCATCACAGCGGTCGTTATCAGATGCCGGAGCTGGGCGCCCCAGATACGCTCCGCATACAAGGCCTCCATCACCAGCGGTTCTTTCGCCGCGTAGATCGCCTCCGCCGACGACGGGTTGTCCTGCACGATGCCGAGCGCGTCAAGCGGCAGACTGGCCTCACCGGCCAGCAGCGACGCGATCGCCCGCAAATGCTCGAAATGCGGCGACATCGACACCTGCGGCCACTGATCCATCTTCGGCACGTCGCCGTCCTCGTCTTTCGGGATGACCGGCAGTTTCGAGATAACCCATTTCCACCGGTCAAGTTCGAACAAGGACGGGTCCGCGCCCAGCACGTAGCGTTGCGGCGACGCGAAAAACTCGGCGTGCGCCTCCGACCGGGCCAGAGTCCGCATCGCCGCATCCGTCAACGCCATGACCGGCCGGCTGATACGCGGCGACCCGAACGGCTTCGTCAGCTCGGGCCGGTACGCCAGCAACACCGCCATACAGCGCCCGGTCGGATTGGGCTGCGATTTGGCTGCCCATTTGGCGCGGCCGGTGCGAGTGTAAGTCGTGATGTGGCGTCGGCTGTACCAGATGATGGTGGCGGCGCCGACTGAGTCTTCCTCGGTGATACACAGACAGTCATTCAGCGTGTTGGTGCGCGGTTCCCAAATGCCTGTCGCGTGCGTTGCCGGCAGCGCCGTCATCACGATGGGAGGCTCGCCGGTTTTCGTGTCGCCGGCGGTTGCGATCACGAAACTGCACGAGTGGACCAGCGCCGACGTGACGGCCTGCGGCAAAGTGGCCTCGATCATCGCGTCAGCCAGGATGTCCGAGGCACCAAGGTCATTGTCGCCGACAGTGGCGCAACCGTCGAACATGATCCGGGACGCCAAAGCCGTCACGACGATAGCCGGCCAACCCAACACCACGTTGATGTTGCGCATCTGCGGCGGAAGGGAGATGCCGAAGTCTTGCAGCAGATGCCTCGCCTCCCAATACCGCGTCTGGACCACGTTGCGTTTCCGCTTCTCATACAACTGTTTCAGCATCCGGTCAAGATCGGCCTGGCTGGCGCCCTCGGGCGCCTTCAAACCGCTAGGCGGAGTCAGACACAACGACGCGACCGGGTTAGACCGCTGCTCGATCATCTCAGCCTCCATCAGGCGTCCTCCTTTCCGCTCAGCAACTTGGTTTCAGTACCCGCCCGGGGTGGCGGCGGGTAGTTTTCGCGGCCCAATGGGCCAGGGTCACGGCGTCCAGGATCGCCGTGTCCGGGGTGTCGCCGATCGGAGTCCAACCCCAGCCGCCCCGGTTACCGATCAGACGCCGCCCCGCATGGCTGACCTGGTCGTCAAGGCCGGGCTGGCCAATATGGGTGACGGTGTGGCCTGTGACCGCGTCCAGCATCATCGAGTTCGCCGTGATCGCCTGATCGGCCGTCGGCAGCCAGATCAGCCGCGCCCTCACACCGGCCTCGGCGAGCTGCGCCGCCAACATCCCAGTGCCAGACCGGCCATCGACGACGATCTGCGCCGTCTTCCCGGCCCGCTCCGCCAACCACTTGACAAGCCAGCCGAGCCCGCCATCGACAGCCTTGTAATCCAACGCCTCGACGTGGATCGGGCCGCCGCCCGGCGGCTTCAACGCGGCCGCCAAAGCGACCATCGAACCGTCCGGGCTGAACTTCACACCATAACTCGTCACCCCTTCGGCCGGTGCGGCCTCGACAAGGCAAGCAGCCCAGTCGCCGGCGGGAATGACAGCCTGGGCCTCCGCTTTCTGATCCCAAATGCCGAGGCCCTCGCGGCGGAAATCCGCCGCGTTCGAAAAATTCTTGCGCAAACGGCTGATCGCATCATCCGAGGTACGCAACGGATACGACGGATTAGCCCTCGCCCACTGCGCCTTATCGTCAAGATCAGCATCGGCGTCCGCACCGAACTCCACATACAAACCATCAGACAAATCGCCCTTCAAAGCCTTGTGCCGCTGCCACGAGAACACCTCCGACGGGTCAGTCGGCTTCGGCGGCGTACCCAACAACATGACAAACGGGTTACGGGCCGTGTTCGTCGTCGGCAACATGTCCGCGAACGCCCGCGACGTCAAAATCTGCGCCTCGTCAAGAACAATGCCATCAATCCTCGGCAAACCGCGCCCGAAACCCCGCTCACGGGAACCGAACCGGATACCCGACCCGTTACGGAACACCACAGACTGGTTGCCGGCACCCCGCGAGACACGCTCCACATGCGCCTTGAACAAATCCGTGCCCGCGAGACCCGCCATCGCCTCGAACGAGTCATTCGTCGTCACATAGTGATGCGACGTCCACAGCCACGTCGTGCCCGGGTGCGCGAGCGCCTGAGCGAAAACAATCCAGCGGATCAGGAACGTCTTACCGGTCTGCCGTGCGATCGATATCGTGTTCAACCCGACAGCCGACGCGAAATGGCCGGTGCTGTCCAGGCCGAGCAGCAACATGCCCAACTCAGACTGCCAAGGATCGAACGTGACACCGGCCCGGTCGGCCCAGCGAGTCACCACCGGCCACTCGGTCGCGATGATCGTCGACGGGTAGACGAGATGGCGGGCGTGGTCAGACAGCGCCGCCAGCGGGTCGGAAGCTGGCGACTTCCGGGCAGTTCTTGCTGTCGCCATCTTCCACCTCCTGCGGTTCCGAACTCTGCCTCTGCCTCGACGCCGCGACCAAAGACCGGATATCGCGCATCAAGTCGATCAGCTTCCCGGTCGCCGCCGTATGCTGCGACCGCTGGTCAGGCGCGTCAAGAATGTCAGCCATGTCAATCGCGGCCTTCGCCAAAGCCGGGCACACGCTGATCGCGTCGAGCTTGACCAGGTCGATGATGACGGCCGCCCTCGTGGCCATCGACGCGAACTGCTCAGCCACCTTCATCCGCTCGGCCAGCGCGCCGTCAAGAAGCTCAAGCGCTTGGGCTCCAGTCAAGCCACCGGTCAAGCCCAGCGTCGGGGCAACTGTAGTGCCCGTCTTTTTTAGAGCGCGGCGCTCACGCACGTACTCGGTGTGGCGTTCCTTCGACTGTGGCATGGGTTCCTTTGCTGCAATAGTCCACTGAAGCCCAGCGATCAGCATGAGCCCTGTATGTGAACCCTTATGTGAACCCTCGTGGATATCAGCCCTGCGCGGTGTTAAGGGCCTGGCAGGGTGGGGCGGGGGGATACCCCCCCGGTCACCAGGCGCGGGACACCGGCAGCACCACCAGGCGACCTCGCTTCGGGTCGGCTGGTTTCGGTGTGGTCCGGTTCGATTTCTCCTGGTTGCACGCCCGGTGCATCAGTTGGCAATTCGACCGTTCGAACGGCGAGCCGCCGAGGCTAACGGGTATCTTCTCGTCAACCACGGGGCTGAGCGGGTGCCATCTGCCATCTGGCATTCTTCCCAACGTTTTGTCGACTGGTTTCCGGCATGGGGGCCATGCGCAGATGTCTTCCTCGGCCAACACTTGGGCGACGACTTGGCGTCGGCGCCATCCGTTCGCGTGGCGGGGGTTGCTTCTGGGTTTCGGGCGTGTCATTTGATCGGATCGGTTTTTGGGCGCACACCAGTTACAAGTTGGTTTGACTTTAGCATCGGGTCGGGGGTGGTTGTCAAGTGGGGTGTGTTGTCGGGCGTGTCGCCGTGGCCGTGGCTGTTGTTGTCGTCGTCTTTGACGATGGTGGTGATGAGGCGTAGGTCGTCGATTGTCCAGGCGGCTCCGCAGTTGTCGCATTGGATGTGCCAGTCGGTTCGGATGACGAAGAGGTGGCCGGCGCATTCGGGGCATGGGGTTGTGATTGGTTCCCAGGCTGGCGTGTTGGCGGCGAGTGTTGGTGAGAGGAGTGCGTCGTAGCGTTTCAAAAGTCGGCGGGTTTGTTTGAAGATTTCGTTGGCGAGTTGCGGGTCGGCGGTGACGACTTGTGGGAGGAGTGTGGCGATCATGGCGAGTTTGTTGACGAAAAGTTGCGGCGTTTTTGTTCCGAGGGTGAGTGTTCCGAGTGAGAGTTTGAGATAGTTTTCGGCGAATTTTTTGGTGTCGTTGGCGAGGTCGATGGGGCGCGGGTCGATGGGGAGTGCGGGTTCGGCGATGCGTTGGTGGTTGTTGTTGGTGTCGGCGTGTCGGTCTGGTTGGCAGGGGATTTTGGCGAGTGTGGGGTAGATGCGGCGGAGTTTTTGGATGGCGGCGGTGGCGGTTTGGAGCCATGGTGT